AAACCGTACCACGGCTGTTCCTGAGCTAGCTTACCCACGGGCCCCAACACCCGAGAGTACCTCTTCTTATACATCTCATGATGAGGAGTAATGATGCGTTTAGACTTGAGCGCCGTGTAGCACTCTCGTTTCTCCGCAACACTAACCGTTTTCAGAGGTGTATCGTAGTTCTCCGGCGCGGCATCGAACCTCTTTTGCTGGAGGGTTGAAGACTGCCTATCTAGGACAGTTTCAAGCTCCTCCAACCTAAGGGTCCCACGCTTACCGGGGAACATCGAATGAAGATATGCGTCAATCATGAGAGCTGTGCCATAGGGCATAGCCGTGAGATCCTTAGGCAGGTTCTCGCGCGTATCTAAGATACGATCTTGGACCGACTCAATCTGCGAGGCCACGTTGTCCGCCCCTACGAAGCAAGCGTTCCCGATCAGAGGTGTCACCCCAACGACTCGCGCCGTCGGTTTGTTGTCCTCTGATAAATCAGGGAGCACCGGCATGTAGGTGATACGCTCAATGGTAGGGCGCACCACCTCCGTAAAAGGCTCCAAATGCCCAGTCTGAATGGCGTAATAGCGCAACAGAGCGACATAAAGGATGGGGGTGGCGACGGTGATAGGATCGCTGACGCGCGGCATGACCTTGAGGGCGAAGTCGTTAAATTTCCGCAAGGGTTTCTTGTGGCGGACCTCGGTCTCAAACTCATCCTCAACAAACCCCGTGGGGTTCGTGTTGCTCTTAAGCATAGAGGATAGCGTCGCAGGGACAGGCTTAGCCGTCCCATCGCGATACAACCGCGTGTACAACGAATAAAAGGCAGTCAGGCGCAGGGTAACGCTGGTGTGGCACCCAAGCTCATCATTGTGGGACAAACATATAGTTTGCTCCAACTGGTCTACCAGAACATTGATGCTAACATCTTTTCCTTCTACCGAATGCGAGTGCGTGTAGGCGGCCCGCGTCAGCGGGCGCGTCCTCTGCTCCACGTCCTGGAACAAAATGTTACCGAGGACACGCATCTTCGCGAGGCGGCGATAAACGCGCGCCGAAGTGGGGAGGAAGCCCCAACGGGGTATGTACAGGTGCACGAAGGAACGGGGGATAAGCAGCACAAACAGCTTAGCATCCCCGACTTCGCACGCATGGCAGGAGTAGTAAACAACACCTTCACCGTATTTACAATTATTCACAAGTGCGGTGTAAGTTTGACTGCTCCAATCCCACAAGCGGTGCTCCCAGCGGGCCGCATCAACACCCCGTGTAAAGAGAGTGTCGTTGCGGACCCAGTTCTGTGTCCTCCCGGCCTTGAACACAAGGGTTTTGGGCCTCATGGTGTACAACAAGATAGGATTACCATGTTTCATGTACTCGTCAATCGGCGCCTGGTCTACATTGCACACTTTGAGCACATCTGTCTGAAGAATGTCATCAGCAGAATAAGGCTGCATGTAGTCGGCCGGGTCATAATAGAGGCGGGTGCCTCTAGTGCCGCGGCTAACCTCTTGGCGAGATTTGGCCACGGCATAAACGGTACGGCCTGCGCCGGTAATGATGTTATCCATCATGGCATGAACGGCGTCATCAGGCATACCTTTAAGACCTTTACGGTCGGCAGGCATTTCGCTCGCCAGGGTCTCACGGAATTGATCCAAAAGTGAATCAACACCGGTGTCCGCAAGCGGGCGAAGCGCCTTGGAGATTGTGTCACCACTCGTGATGGCACGCGCTTCGGCGTGGCTCACAAGTGCTGGCTCTCTGGACCAGATGAACACTGAGGCGGTCGCGACGGCCACACTACAAGCCGTTAACGGGCTAGTGATGCAGCGGCGCGTGGCCTCATAGAGAAGCGTGCCAAGTTCCCACAGCATGGCGGTTGACGCCCCAACAGCAGGTCGCCAGAAGACGATAGCTGCGGGAGCGCAGGTAAACAAAAGATAGATGTTAGGACCAAAGACAGGCAAATACGTGTCTAGGCAGTTTATGGGAAAGGGGTAAAACAAGCGGGGAACCGACATAATCATTCACCTTTAGGTCTCAGCTTCGGCTAATGCCCTCAGGCAGCCTGGCGCCTTGACGCCAACGCAGGAACAACGGCCCTGCGCGGGCCTCCGGAGGTTCACCCTCCGGCGGTCGCCCCGCCGCACTGCTCAGGGGCAGCGGGTGCTCATATCGCCTGTGTGGTATTCAACCAACATGGCGCGGGTACGCGGTACCCCTAGTGCTAAGGGAGGGTAGCGGCCCAACCCAAACTAGGAAGATCTTCTCCCCACGCCATGAGGCGCACCCCGCTACACAGTTTCGCGGGGTGGAAAGGTCATA